GGGCCGTGAATTGGATATTGAAGCCGGTCATAAGTTTAAAGATCCGGCGTCAGCGCGGTTAGCTGCTGTTGCTACTCATGCGTTCGATATTGGTATGTCGCAAACGACGTTTGTTGCGTGGATGCGTGATAATCCTAAGAAGTTGGCGGCGATGGGAGTTGCCGTTCATACGATTGGTGGCGCTGCTAGAGTGCTGTCTGGTGTTTTTGGTCGTGTTAAGGTTTCACGGCCGCGTATTCCTAAGAAGACTTCGGTCGGACCTAAGGCCGATCCGGTTCGTCGTAAGTTTGGAGAAGATACGCCGATGTATAAGAAATGACAGATTTCGTAACTGTTTCAGAATTGGGCAAGGTAGATCCTTACTTTGCTCTTTTAGGTAGTATTCGTGCGCGCAAGGAAGCATTGCGGCGCGAGTGGGCCTATTGTTCTCAGGCCACTAAACGTTGTGATGCAAAGCCGTTTTTCGTTCAGAAGTGTGTTGCTGCGCTGGCGCATCTTGGTCAGATGGAGGGTCGACTTGATATACCCTACCCTATTACGACCACACTCCCTCATGAGAACATCTTGCGTGCGCAGCTCGGCGATCCGGCGGATCGTCCGGTCGATGCGAAGCGAGACGGCACGCAGGTAGACAATTTTTTGGATGTTAGGAAGCAGTTTAGGTCGTTAGGTACCAGTACGCAGCAGAAGCAGGATATTTTCGGGATGGAGCGCGGTAAGCGCTATTCCAAGCCCGTTGATTGGTTTTTGGTGGTGATGGATATGATGAAAGCTAAGGGCGCCGCAGGGCGTCTTGCTGAACATCGTTGGCGCTTGATCGAGGAAATCGAGCATCGCGCCGCCTCTGGCTGGTACATTGTGTTTAATACACTCACTGTCGATAATGAAAATTATTCGGCAGTTTTCGCCAAGGGTTCGACCGCTTGGCGTTATTATGTGAATGAGGTGGGACGTGCTATTGCAACGGAGATTTATGGCAGTGTTGCGAAGTCGAAGGAGGATGCAAAGACTAATCCATATCACTCTTATTTTGCTGTGGTGGAGCGTGGCGGTAAGCGTGGCCGCCTTCATATTCATGTGATCCATTGCATGCGTGAAATTCCTTCTGCTTGGAAGAAAGATCCGAACCGGGCCAACGGGCCACCTGTTCGGCGTCAGATTAATTCTATGAAGAAGTTTTGGCGGTTCGGTCATTCGATGCCGATCGCCTGTCGCTTTGGCGACTTTGACGCTTTTGGGCGTCTAGGTTGGTGCTGGCCTGTTGTCCGTGATGGCAAGAAGTTTAAGCCGGTCCCCTGGAAACCGTCTATTGCGATTGCTCGGTATATGTGCAAGTACATTTTGAAGGCTTATTCGAAGAAACCAGCTGATGGAGAATTCTTATGGCGAACGAGAATATCGAGCGGGTTCGGACTGGGGCGGATGCGCCAGTGCATCGAGACGATGTCAGACGAGACGCTGTGGATGTACCTGCAGGAAATCCCGCGGCCGATCGTGTGCCAGGAGCGGAGGTTACCAACGAACCGGGTACGCCTGGAATGCCTGCGGAACTTGTTGAAACGGACGAGGAACGTATTGCCAGGGAGCGGAGAGAGTTCATTGAAGCTGCTGACGATACGGAAGTCATTGTCGAGGGTTACTCCACAACCGCGTATCGGCGAGCGGCTGCGTGCTTTGACGAGGCCGATGACAATCTCCAGCTCGGTGAGTTCTACCATTTCCGATCCGCAGCTTTTGAAAGAAACGGGAGGTTTTAATGTCCAGCGGGCTTTTTCACGAGCTTTTGCAAGACCGGTCACTCGCTTTGCGGCCCGAGGCGGTACTCCAAGGCATTAATGTTGGTGATCAGATTCAGGGTATCCGTGAGGTGAAGGATTTGGCGAATATGGCTGAAGGTCATTGGGTTTCGATGGAGCGTGATGGTCTTGATGCTCGGACGCGTATCGGTGTTTTGTTGCTCCGTATTCGGAGCTGTGTTGATACCCTTGAGGTTATGAATGGTCGTTTAATTCATGATCGTGATGGTGTCATTTTGGAAGGTGTTTGTGATGAGAGAGAATAAGGTATCGTATCCTGTTGCGATTAACTGCATGAACTTGATCAAGGATGGAATGGTCAATGATGCTTTTGAAGCTCTGGGCATTTTGCCTGAAGACTTTGAGTTGGTTTGTCTTTCTTTTCCTTATATCGGAGCTGATCGGCATCGTGTTACGACTGTCCTCAACTCACTTATTTGGGGAACTCTCGATGTCGTTGGACTTCCCCGTATCGAAGTCCCTACTGAATTTATTGCGTCTGTGATTTCGGTCTTCGTTGCTCCGGGAAACATTGCTGTTGCATGTCGATGGATGGAGGCCGGTCATGCGGCCGAGGAACTGGCAGCTGGTGGTAATCTTGAACCTGTTACAGCTGCTCAGTTGTTTGCTTTGTGCTGCCAGCTTGCTTCTGATGCTCCTAGCATCGCTGCTCGTTGGGAAGCCCGTACCGGGCGAGCTGTTCAACGCGTTTTGTCTGAAGTTCCACAGGAGGGATGACATGGCCTATGGCAAGCGTTCTAAAGGCGGTAAGACGAAGAAGCCGACGAGGCGTTCGTCTGGAAAGAAGCGTACGAAGACGCTTCGAGGTAAGGGCGGAAGCCCTGGTAAGTATTTTCAGGGTGGAGGAAAGTTCTGATGCCGCAACGTAGCCCTGTTGATTTGTCTCATTTCTGTTTTCAGAAAGGGCAGATTGGGAATTTGCAGACACTTGCTGCAATTCCTGTTTACGCTGGTGACAGCGTTTCTGTGAATATTGAAGGCATCTGGCGATTGTCGCCTTTGCGTCGCAATTTGATTGTTGACGCTCATGTCGATATGTTCGCTTTTTATGTTCCTCACCGTCATATTTACGGTGAAGATTGGATCCAATTTATTAAGGATGGGAAGTCGTCGACTTTCCAGTTTCCGACTGTTGATACTCCTACCGGTGCGGTTCTTGAGTATTTGGGTATGACACACAATGCCAATAAAACGTTGCCGTTGTGGCTTCCTGCTGCTTATAACCGGATTTGGAACCGGTATTTCCGTTCGCCTTCGGACGATCAGCGTTTGAGGGCTGATGACTATTTGACTGGTGATGGCAATGAACGGTCGAATGGTTTTTTGTGTGGCTATTTGCCACAGCCGTGGTCAACGGGAGTGATCCTCGGCGTTTCTGAGACGGAACGTGAAGTTCCTGTTGTTTTGGACACGTTTGACATTGTTGATCTGAACCGTGTTCAGGCTGAGTATAAGACTGAAGTTGACCGGACCTATTTTGGGGAACGGTACAATGATATTTTGAATACGACTTGGGGCGCCACGGTGAATACCGATGCTGATGAACGTCCGACGTTATGCGCTCACAAAGTCTGGTGGCTATCTGGTTACGATGTTGACGCTACTGATGATGCTGCTCTTGGAAGTTATTCTGGCAAGTCTGCTGGAGTGGGCCAGTTTACTATGCCCCGGAAGTATTTTGCGGAGCATGGCTCCCTTTGGCTGATGTCGCTTATGCGTTTTCCGAACATTCATACGGAAGAACGTCATTTTCTGATGAATAATCCGTCCCCTTCCTATTTGGAATGGGGTGCTGATGCTTCGCTTGTTGCTGCTGAGCCTCCTATACCGCTTATTCAGAGCGATTTTTTCAATGTTGATACGGGTGCTCAGTATGGTTTTGGTCCGTTTGGACAGTGGTATCGTTATCATACCAACCGTGTTCATTCTGATTATAAGGTGCTGGACGGTTTCTCGTTCCTCGATGAGGATATGACCAGCCACGATCGTGTTTCGTATCACAATTCTGGTGAATACGATGATGTGTTTCAGACGACGCAGTTGGGCCATTGGCAAGCGAATGCGCGCATTGGTGTTAAGGCCCAGCGTACTGTTCCGCCTGGGCGTACTTCCCTTTTTGCAGGAGTGTAGATATGTATCGGCCGAATAGGATTGGTCCGTCTCAGTTGATCACTCTGGAGAGTGGAGCTGTTGCGTATACTGTTTTGGGCGCGGCGGCGATCGCCGCGACCCTCCGTTGGGAGACAACGGATGTTCTTGCGTTTGATGAGCTGCGTGCTGAAAGCATCGTGTTTGGTGCTGATATTTCTGTTCCGGCCGGTGAGGCCGTGGCTATTGGTGTGAAGATACTTGGTGACCAGCGTTTTGCGACTGGTGAGTATCTTTTGTCTGTTGGCGGCTCGTTCGTTGGCTTTAGTGCCGATGACGGTATGGCCGCCCGACCGATTGTCGGTCGTGTTGATGAAAATTCTGTTGCTGCCGGTCAGTTGGCCCAGTGGGCCCTTGTTCCGGAGGAGAGTTCTTCTGATCAGCGCACTGGTGGCGCTGAAATTGGTGCTCTTGAGAGCACTGTGAATACTACGATAGTAATGGGCGACTTCGGTTTCGAAGCGGCCTTGTTGGTGAATGAGTTGTTCTTTGGTTTTCTAGTGATGAACGGCGGTGCTGCCGTTGGTGCTGTGTCGAATGCGTTGATGTCGGCCTCAATACATAGGTATTTGGGCGATCTTGCTCCGTTTGATCCTAATCGGTAATTCCGATGGGATTTTTCTCAGGTTTCCTTGGAAAGGTGTTGCCGGCCGTTGGTACTGCGGTCGGCGGCTATTTTGGTGGTCCCGCCGGCGCTTCGCTCGGTGGTGCTCTTGGATCAGGACTTTCGTCGGGCCTCCAGGGAGGTCCGTCGTCTGTTGGAGGTATAACAGGAGGTGCTATTCCGCAGCGCGGGAGCGGTGCTGCAGGCGGTGTTGAGGCTCGTGAGTATTATGATGAGGCTTTTCCTGGAACGAACCCCTGGGAGCGCTTGGGCGCTGGGAACCCTATGGGTGCGGTGATGTCGGCTGGTGTTGCTGCGAAGACTGCTCAGAGGAATGTTGATAAACAGGCGTCGACGTCGATTGCGAATGTGAATACGCAGACGCAGACGCAGAAGGCTAATGTCGCCGTTCAGGCGGCTACTCAGTTGAAAGGTTCGCAGATGGCGGCGCGTGCGTCGGCAGCTGCTACTGCTCAGAATTATCCGGTCGCGGAGCGTTCGGCTTTGATGCGGGACGTGGAACACGGTCCCGATCGTCCTGGTGCTACTGCTCCTGTTGGACCTGGTGCCCGTCAGCGAGAAGCTAGGTCGGGCGAAATCCGCGCTAAGGCGGCGGAGATGGATAGTTGGACGCGTGATAAGATGGCTCATTTGAAGGGCCGTGAATTGGATATTGAAGCCGGTCATAAGTTTAAAGATCCGGCGTCAGCGCGGTTAGCTGCTGTTGCTACTCATGCGTTCGATATTGGTATGTCGCAAACGACGTTTGTTGCGTGGATGCGTGATAATCCTAAGAAGTT